CAACTTCTCTCCAGGTAAAAAGAAGTGATAAGTCAATTCTCATTTTTTCACCTTCACTAAAAGAAGCATAAGAAAAATCCTCATGAATAGGTGACTGGACGGTTTCGTTAAACTCTTCATCAAGTGTGAAGTTGATGTAGAAGTCCATCATTTGCAAGTAACGATTAACTTGTTGATTGATGAGAGGAAGATACTTCTTAATGATTTTGGATTTTACTCCACCGTCTTTAAGTAAACTATACGAAAAATCGTAATAGTTAATTAGGTCTTTTTTAGATACGAGATCGTCGTATGTAGATTTTAAGTTGTCTTTAAAGGATTCTAACTTTTCATGTTCAGAATTTCTGTTTTCAAGTTGATTGGCAATTGTTTGAATTTCAGATTCAAGATCTCTGATTTGCCTTTGACATCCAGAGATCTTAGTATTGTTTTGAGAAATGCCATGCGTAAGTTTTGTAATCTCCTTCGTAAGAGCAATAAATTGACGCTCTCTCTCCTCTTCCTCTTTAATTGTCTCCTCCAGTTCTTTATAACCAGATTGCAGCTCCTTTGCTTTATTTTGAGCGTCTTCAATTCTATTTATTCTGAAGGTCTCATCAATCTCCTGTGTGCATGTAGGGCACACCGTATTTTCAGTAAAAAATTTATGTTCTTGTTTAATAGTTGAAACTTTTTGAGAAATTTTTCCCTTCAAATTTCCAAGTTTGCGAAGTTTTTCAGAAGCACCGGTAACATACTCCTGTTCCTTAGTAAATTTAAAAATATCTTCCTCAAGTACTGCGTTTTCATTCATGTATGTATCAACTTCGGCATCCAACTTGACAATTTTTTCTTTGTTGACATTTATATTAGCATTTCCCCTATTTTCCAATTCTTCGATAAAACTTTCTTGCATTTTTACTTTATCAAGAAGAGATTCTTTTTTTAATTCAAGAACTTTAAGGTCATCTCTAATTAAACGAATCTTTTCTTTAATTAAATTATTCATTGAAGAAAAAATTTTAATGTCTAAAAGATCTTCAATAACTTCTCTACGATGGGCTGCAGGAAGTTGCATAAAAGGAACAAAAGTACTACTACCCAAAATTACAATTTGAGTAAATGATTTATAATTCATTTTAAGAACATTTTGTTCTAACCATTTTTGCTGATCTAATGCAGCAGAAGATTGATCTAAAAACTTTCCATTTCTCCAAATTTCAAAAATAGCAGGTTTAATTCCCCGAACCACTTTCCATTCAGTATTCCCAATAGAAAACTCAACTTCAACTCTACAATCCTTTTCATTTGTAGAATTAATAAGTTGAGGTTTGTTTATACGCCTAAAAGGTTTTCCAAATAAAGAAAAACATAGTGCATCAAGAACTGTACTTTTACCTGCACCATTAGAACCAATAATCAAATTAGTAGAATTTTTAGTAAAATCAATTTTAGTTTCATGTTGTCCAGTGGAAAGAAAATTACGCCATTTTATAATTTTAAATATGATCATAATCAGTTTCAGGTGGAATTACAATGTCATTAGAAGTAATTAAAGTATATTGATAATTATAAAGTTCACAGGTTTTTATCATCATTTCATCCTCAACTTCAATAATATGCATTTCCGGATATCCATTTTCTTCTAACATCATAGCATATCTCATCGCATCATCTTCCTCTTCAAAAAGATACAAAATATGCTCTCCAGTATCATCAATTACAGAATATGCTCCTTCAGACTCTTTGCCATTGACAGTTAAAATAAACATTATATCAACTCACATGCCTCTTGATAAATTTCTTGAAGCATTTTCTGTACAACCGATTTATCAAGATTGATTTCTGCCTCCTCAATATATCTATTCAAGATAGAGAGTGTATCTTCCGATTCAAATGCCTCAAAATCCTCTACATCATTAACTGTAAAGTTTTCGACAATCTTAAGTTCAGCAACTCCACAAGAATACATCTTGTCAACAAACTTTTCAAACTTTTTTATATCTGATTTTTTACGAACAATAATTCGTACAATCTTGTTTTCATACTCACGGGTATCAAAAGTTTGATAATTTGTATCATCATAATAGATGTTATAGAACAAACGATGTGGATTATTAACAGGTTCGTGAGTTATTGTTTTAGTATCAAAAAGGTGAAATCCCCTTGTGTCATTCACATCATTCCAGAACATCTCATAAGGATTTCCTAGATAGAAAACCGTTCCGTTATCCGATCGAGTGTGATAGTGTCCCGAGTAGACACGTTTGAACTTCTCAAATAATTTGCCCTCCAAACCATGCTCCATGACGATTTGTTTATTAACTCTAAATCCTTGCAGTTCAAGGTGCCCCATCGCACATAGGCAAGTTGTCTTTTCAATAAGTTTAAGAGTGTTTGCTTCATTTTCTTGATTAATCCAAGGTATAAAAAGTACGGGTAGTTGACCCAACAGAACTTCAGTTGGATCTGAATAGACAGTTACGTTATCATACTCACGCAACAGTAAATCTACTGCATTTACCTGATTGGTGTTTTTGTAATATGCGGTATGATTGCCAACAATCGTATGAACCTTAACTCCCATCTCTTGAAGACGGTCATAGTAATTATTTTTAGCCCAAGATAGTGCAGAGAAATCAATTCCTTTACGACTATCAAAAGTATCTCCCATATCTACAACGGTAGTAATCCCTTGCTCTTCGAGTGTAGGGAAAAATACTTCATTATAAAATTTTAGGAAATAATCATGAAAGAGTTTAGAATTCTTTCGTGCTCCAAAGTGTTGATCTGTGATGATAGCAACTTTCATTCAGTATCTGAGTTTTGAGTAAACTGCATCTTTAATTGAATTATAGTCCGAAGAGTTGGATCCGTCAACTCCATCGTCAAAAAACACTTCATCAAATCCAGTCTTTTCAAGAATTTTATTTTTAATTTCTAATTGTCTTTTTTCTCTTTGAATTCTTCTTAAAAACGCATAGTGAATAATCTGAGTGAAATAAGCAAAGGGATTTGATGACTTATTTGGATCAAAATTATTAATGTATTGAACACAATTTTCAATTCCATCACAAATCATATCATCCTTAAACATATAATTTACAAAATTTGGTTTAAATGATAAATGAGTTGCAATTTTTAAAAAACATTCTCCAAGATAGTTTGTAATTCTTGGTTTTGGTTCTCCACGAATTTCTGCTAAACTTACCAATTCTTTATATTTAATAATAGCAGTAAGAAAATCTTTGTTGTTTACATAATGCTCAGATCTTTTTCTTTTTGTCATGATTGTGGTTGTAATCATTACTTTACCTAATTTATTATATAGATATTATAACAATTAAATTTAAAGTTGACAAGTGTTGAAAAAACGTGTAAAATACCTTTGTTGGGTTTGAAGATAAGGTTTAGCTATTTTTATAGAGATTCTCTAAAATCTTTTTAGCCTCATTTACATTGCCTACGTAACCCATTTTACGATTTAATTTAGTTGTATTTAATTTAGATATATTTTCTTTTTGTATGTATTGCTCATAAATTTTTATCATATTTATGTCAATCGATTCTGACATTGTTAAAACATTTTCAATATCAACTATAAAAGTATCTTCTGTAGTTGTTTTTAACCAAGGTTCAACTTTATATCCAGATACACCATATTTTGTTTTTATTTCTGAAATTACAATTGGATTTGAAATAATTAACATTGTTTTTTGATCTTCTTCAGACGCAGAAACTTTACAAAATATTTCTTCACCCGTTTTTAATTTAATCGTTGCATAAAATTCTTCTTCCATTATTTTTCTAATTTAACATTTATAAATTCGTAATTAAAATTTTCTTCATTATATATTTTGATTCTTTCTATTAAATGATTAAGAGTGTAATTTTTTTTATTTTGACTCATTATTTCATCTGCAATATCGTAAAGAATGGCTCCTGTTTTATTTTTTCCTTTTCGAAGCACTCTTCCTATTGATTGTAAGTTTCTGATTCTTGATTTGCTTGGTGATGCAAAAACTACATTATGAAGATTTTTTATATTAATACCTGTACTAAAAGTACCGTAAGATGCTACAATAATTGCATTATCTTCTTCTTCAGTGATTAAACGAATCGATTCTCTTTCTTGAGCATCAACTCCACCATGAACAAAAAATATTTTACGATTTTCACTTACTTGATTATTTATCATCTCATATAAATTAAATCCATGTGTTTCAACCCTACTATAAAGAATTAAAGTATTCCCTTTTAAATCTAATGCAAGATTTTTAATAAATTTATTTCTCTTATCGTGTTGAATTAAATACTGAATTTCATCTTCATAAGTTTCAAATTTTTTATCTTTGTGCTTAAGTAAAAGAACTTTAATATTTAATTTTGAAAGATGTCCCTTTTCCATTAATTCATGGGTTCTAGTAATCTTATAAGATGGTCCAAACAATCCTTCAAGTACCCATTTGTGAGTTTGGGTTCCGTCTAAAGTTCCGGTAAATCCAAATCTGTACTTAGCATTATGAAGTTTAGTCATAATTGATATTAAAGATTTTGATTTAAATAAATGAGCTTCGTCTCCAATAACGACTTCAAAATCTTCAAAGAAAGATTTCTCTAACTTATAAATGGATTGCCAAGTTGTAATTATAACAGAAGCATTGTTTGTTTTTTCACGACCCGAATATATTTTGTGACAATAATTTTCAGCATCCCATCCATAGTCTTCAAAGTCTTTAAACATTTGTTCCACTAAAGATGTAGTTGGTACTACTAAAAGAATTTTTTTTTGTTTTTCCGTGTAATATCGAACAAGTGAATAAATCATCAAACTTTTACCTGATCCTGTTGGACTAATTAAAAGTTTTCTATTGTGCCTAAGTGCATCGTAAACTCCTTCAATTTGATAATCTCTTGGGGATAATTTACA